TCGAGTTCATCGAATGTGCGGTTGATAGTTACCGCTGTTGCATGATCTGAAAGATCGACAGAGTTAACCTTAACGCCGACCTTGTTGTTTAGAAATACTGCCATTTAGGTTATTCCTCGTCTTTCTTAGTAGATGGTTTTGGTGCTGCTGGCGCTGTCTGACCAATCTTGATCAGGAACGCTTCTTGTTCTTTTTCCCATTCATTCATGGTCTAGCTCCAACTCGTTAGGACTGATAGTGACATTGAACATGTTAAAAGATCGCCCGATGCAGCATTGAGAACGCTAGGTGCGCTCACTTCTCCCACATTATAGACGATAGAGGAAGCAGCTAGTTTGTTAAACACAGCAACTAGCCGATCCTCAATTCCATTGAGATTTCCTTCGTTGTCCAGTAATGGCACGAAGATGTTGACCAGAAAATTAGCCATTGGCGCGATGGTGTTGTAACCATTGTTAGATGGAGTTACATAAGGGTCGGCCGGTGATAAAACCACACTGTTAACTATCGGTGTGCTGGGCGGAAATGAAAATACTGACCAGAGTGAGTTATCGACTAGCGCAGCTGCAATGGTGGCGCGGAGTGTTGAGATCGCTGCCATGGTTAGCCAACCATCGAGCGCGGATCTAGGTAAGGTGCAAGCAAGCCGCGAACGCGAGCAAGCAAGGTATTAGACATAGTGAACGGGCTAGGAGTGAAGCCGTCAACTGACATTCCTTGACCGCTTGGTGCTTGGCGCGCTTGCCAGATAGCGATAGATAACATTAGCGATGCTTCTTGAACTGCTGGAACTGTTGAGTAATCAACATAAGTGTCTGCGGCTGCTGAGCCATAAGGGTTAATTGGGTGGTAAGGCGTAGCCACATTGTTATTGCCTGTAATCGCATAAGTAACTGAATACTCACCCACGCCAGTTAGTGTCTTGTTACCGTTGTGCTTTGAACCGCAGCCTGTAAAGACCAAAGACTGTCCAACATAGAACACTTCTTGAACATTGTCTTGAAAGTAAGAAGTGCCGGTATTGGTTGTATTGCTATGCCCAATAACTGGAGTCGTGTTAGCCCATAGAAAAGGGATCAACACATTGTCTGCTGCATCGCATACTGACTGCAAAGTGGCATCTGCGTAGAGTGTGCCAACGCCAAGTGCGCTGCGAAGTTCTGCAACTGTTGTATAAGACATTTGATCTCCTTTCTAAAGACTGGCGGGATAGAAGGGCACTATCCCGCCAGCGACTTAGTTTGCTGCGATTAAGCAGTCATGTTGAAGCGGCGTACGCCCTTGCCAGATTTGCCGACATAAATTGCAAGATAACCATAAAGTGCAATTTCCAACTCGCCTGTGGTCAAGACATTAAGGCGTAGTTGTGTCTGTGGGCTTTCCCAGCAATATACAGAACCTGGTGCAACGAGGAATGCTGACTCGTCAACTAGGCCTGATGTTGTGATGTTGTGATCCACGATGAGATCAGTTCCGAGAATGTTTCCACGAACGCTTGAAGCAACTGCTGTTCCTGATGCGTTCTGTGTTGCGCCCTGTGCTGAGTAAAGTGCGCGACCAGTTGTGTCTGCGTAACCTGCAATGGCTGCCCATTGGTCAGTTGATGCGATCAACTTGTTAGCGAAGTCTCCGCCAGTTCCCTTGTAGGCCTTTGCGCCTTCAACAGAGATGAATGACTGAAGTCCTGCTGCTGTTGTTGCAACTGATGTTGCTTGAGTTCCGTCTGCTGTGAATGCAGCGATAAGTGCCTTATCTGTTGCTGCTTCGTAGGCTTTACGGAGTTCTGCCATAAGAAGTTCCATGAACGCAGGTGAGCTGCGATCTATTAGCTCCCAAGATACTCGGTTGAGTCCGGCGAACTTGTTAATCGAAACTGTGTCATAGGCTGAAGTCATGCCTGTATCAGTAACAGATGCACCTTCGTTAACATCTGCAACTGCTGGTGCTGTGTCTGCTGATGTTGCCTGAGTGTAAAGGCGAGGAACTGTGAAGGACATTCCTGACTCTACAAGTGGCGCACGAGTTACTGCATCAAATGACGGACGGCCTGAAAAGGTGTCTGTGATGAATGAGTTAAGGTGAAGTGGAAGTGTCAAACCTGTGTTAGTTGATGTTGAGTCATCTGCTGCACGAACTGTGCGGCGTGCTTCGTCATCGCCTAGAGCAGACTTGATAGATGCTTCTAGATATTGTGCTGATGAAATTGGTGCAATGCGCTCTTTTGCATAAGCCATTGCTGGAACAGTTGCGCGTGCGGCTTCAACAGCCGTTGCCTCAACTTCTGGTGCTGCTACGGTGTCTGGAGTATTTTCCACGACCGCCTCGCTTTCTGGTTGTGTGTTTGGTTCAACAGGGGTTTCTACTTCCTCTGCTGCGATCTCAAGAACCTGAGCAGACTTAAAAGCCGGTTCAGTTACTAGAGAAACTTCTTTTAACTTCGCTGCTGTGACAACTGTGTGTCCAGCGCGAGACGGTGCTGATGCGATGATCTCTGCACCTACTGAAAGACCGCTAACGAGTCCTTCTTGCGCCATAACGAGTGCATCATTGCCACCTGTTGAGCGACTGAGTTTGAAAGTAGCGTAGATGCCGTCTGGTCGAACTGTGGCAGTCATCATGCGGCCGATAGGCTTCTTAACATCATGCTGTGATAGCAACTTAATCTTAGAAGGATCATCTATCTCGATGCTTCCTGCTTCAAAGACTACGCCGCCAAGATTAGTGTTACCGATTTCGCCTGTACCCATTGGCACGATTTTGCCTGAAATTTCTCGGCGTTCCTCGCTGCATTCAATAGATGCTGCTTCGATGTATAAGGTTTCCATTAACTCATGCCTTCGCTTCCGTTAGGAGTCAGATCCGTCATTTCCATAGCCTGTTCAGTTGTAATAAGTCCTAGAGTTAGCAGCTTCTCAATAACTTGAAGTTCAACCATAGGATCTTGCTTTAGGAAAGTGTCAAAGACTGCAAAGCGGACTTCATGTCCAGCAGTGCTGATGTCATCCATGCTCATGCGAGTCTGGATTGCCTGAATGTAAGGTTCGATCGACAGAGCAAAGAACTGCTTGCGTTCTTCAGTAACATTTGCATAAGTCATTGTCGTGTTCTGATCAGCGCTTAGGTAGTAAGCTGGAACATTCATAGCGCGAGCAATTTCAGTTGATAGGTTCTGAATAGCCTCGTTGTACATCATGTCTTTAGGTGAGAACTGTGTTGACTGGAACTCAAGAGTAGAAGTGAGATAAGCAGTTGAATTATTTTGACGGCTGCGCTTCCAAGCAGATAGAAGCCCAGAGACTTCTGCTGGTGGTAGGTCTGCGCCTGTGTTCTTTAAGATGCCTGAACTCATTGGAGTTGCAGCAGAGATAGATGCGGCTCTGTTGATGTCGATCGCGGCTTGAATAGTTCGACCAGCGCGCTCTAATACGCCTTCATCTAATCCTTGAATAGTTACAATATCGTTCATGCTAATAGGCGCGATATCTACATAATACTGAGTAATCATTATGCCTTCAAGATCAGTTGTATAAGTTACGCGAGAGTTAGCGATCCACTCAAAGGCTGAAGGGCGGCCGTCCTCAGCATAGCGTTCTGTTACACGAAGATAAGCAACTCCGTAGAATAGCAAAGAGTCCACGATCCAGTTAATCGTTACGAATGAAGGCTGGTTTTTTGATAGTTGGTTAATCCAACGAGGCGGCGCTATAACTTCGCCGGTGCGCTTGTTGTAATACTCTAAAGGGATAGAAGCAACTGTGCCACAGATTAAATTGCGAGCGCGAGCAACAGAAGGAACAGACATTGCATCTTTGCGCGAAGTGCGAAGGGTGAGGTTGCTATAAAGTGAGGGTAAGTTTTCGCCCATTACCTGTGGCGCTGCTTGCGCTTCTACAATTAGCGGCTTGCGCGAAAAGATACCCATAGGGTGCAATTATACACTACATATAGGTCATTCCGTATAGATAGCCGCTACCTGTTGTGGTTTATAAAGCATGTGAACAACCATCGCGGTTGCAATAGCGCCAGAGACATCGCCCGCGGATTTTCTTTTAACGATACGCCAAGCAGAGTCGTTAACTTTAGCTGCGCAGTTATTCATCTGTTGTATCCAATTAGCCTGACCAGAATGAACCACTCGAAGGTTAACGAGACCATCAAGAAGATCACCGCAAGCCTGATAGAACGATGCGCCAGAGATATCCTGAGTCATGCATCCAGCGTTGGTCAACTTATCTGCAATAGATTGCGCTGTGTATTTGTCGTAACAGATTTGGCGTGGGCGATAATTGTCTGCCCAGCCTTTAATATCTGCCGCGATCTTTAGATCATCAACTGAGACTGCACTCTCCCAAGTCTGCAAAATGCCTACTCCGATGCGACCATCGGGGAGTAATTGACCGGCAACTAGCGAAGCATTGCGCCTAGATGGTGAGACATCGAAACCGAATACTGTGTAACCACCAGGCGGGATCGTAAGATTTGCATCGCTTGTATCTTCAAGGATGCCATGAGGCCAAGGTGAACTTAGGGAGTCGATCCATTGGCAAAGCAATTCTGTACGAGTATTTTCTATAGGCGAAGTCGCTACCGACTCCTCTAAGGTCTCTTTAGTTACGAGATAACCAAGCGCGGGGTTAGCAAGCGCCCAAGATTTAGGATCATCTATCTTGCAATACTGAGGCGCTGAGTATTCGTAGAAGCCGAAAGACTTGGGTGGATTATCCAAGGCTCGTTCTCTTAATCCATTTAGAACTACGCTGAAAGCATCGCCAGCGTTAGAAGTTAGGAAAGTGTGTGCGTTAGGCCGCGCTCTAGTTACCGGCATCGCAGCTCGATAGCCTTCCTCTGACCACTCTCGAACTTCATCGAGGAATAGCGCATCGGCTGATCGACCGCGAGCGCCATCTCTAGTGGCTGCTACAACATCGAGTCTGCGACCGTCTTTCATCTCGATCGACTCTGTACCATTGGCATATCTAATCTGTTTGACCAGCGCCATAAGGTTCTCGTTAGCCTCAAAGACATGAGCTACTTGCCTGAAAGTATCCAGAGCCATCGAGCGATTGGATGAGGCGATGATGATGTTCTTGCTATCCCATTTAAGCAGGTGGGCAAGAATGAGCATACGAGTTAAGTGGGTCTTACCGTTCTGCCGAGCCACTAGAAGCAGGTTCGTCTTGCGTATCCATTGACCCTTCTTATCTACACGCAGCATGTCCGTTAAGCAGAACTTCTGCCATGGCAATAAGGGCATCTTGATCAGTTCTGCTAGTTCAATTACATCATCGACCTTTGAAGCGCCCTTTAAGTAAGGACTGTGAAGCCTTGGCTCAGTTGCCCCTCGTAGCGATCGTGAACCTTTTGCCACCTTTAGTTACCTTCTGGTTCTGGTCGGGCGGTAAAAGGACTGTCTTGGTGGATTTCCGACCGCGTTAGGGAGAGGAAGGAAGGAAAGATAGGGGGGGTAGCCTTCTTACCTAAAAAAACGCCTTGATTGCGGCTACCTTTTGAACTGTTGCAGCTAGTACAACAAGCCACAGCGTTCTCATAACTCACCACTAGATCAGGTGCTTTGCTTATAGGGATGATGTGGTCAACTGTTGTGGCAGGTTGTTGACAATAGAAGCAAGACCATTGGTCTCTTGCTAGTACCTTTAACCTAAACGCTTTGTAGTCTCGCGTTAGTCGAGGGTCTCCACGCTTAGCCATGCTATTGCCAACCCTTAGTCTTTAGATGATGTAATGCTTTGCAGTAGTCCGGTATCTCATAGTCAAGACCATAGCGCTTAGATACATAATACCAATAGATATAGAACTGATAGTCATAAGGCTTATTCTTCATAGACTCAGTACGCATCTGATAGTAACCATGATGTGATCCATTAACTGCATCTATCTGCCATCGAGACTCTCTATATACGATCTCGTTATGGCACTTATATTGCTTATCACTTAGCTGCTTATTTGCTAATACTCTTAGGCTTTTAGTGGCATCTATTGAAGCCATTACATCTAAGGGCATTGCTATAGATAGAAGTATCCCAATAGCGACTGCTACCGAGCGCGCTGCGCCTTTCGGGCGCGCTCTGAAGCCCTTAAAGGCTTCTAGCCGTAAGAGTACCGAGCCTGTCAAGGATCTAATCATTACAAATTACCCCAATTCGGACATACATTATATGTGATGTTAGACACATTACTTATCAGTACTGTAGAAGCCAGATCCCTTAAACGAGATCCCGAAAGAACTGTAAATCTTGCGCATCGGTTCATGACAGAACCCGCATTCAACATCGTGTGGTTCATTTATCTTTAACTCCTTCTCATAACGAAGATTGGCTTCGCATAAATCATTCGTACATTCAAACTCATATATGGGCATTACTGATCCTCACATGATCGACAATTACCGGCAACAGTCCATTCGCCACAACCATTGCAACGCTCGATCTCTGACTCTTGCACAACATCTTTTCGGTCTTCATAGCCCGCAGCTAGTAGTAACTCCACCAGATCGCTAAGACGTAGCATTGCTACATAATCCTCAGCATGTTCGCCTTGTCCATTGAGTCTGAAAGCAGCAAACCCCAATAAGCCACTTTCCTTAGTACGACTCTCGATCTGGCGGAGTGTTCCTACTACATCGAGTCCTGTGCGCGCTTTAACCTCGCAGTCGAACGGAACATTGAGAATGTCACGCCCAGAACCTCGACCTACTGATGCGCCTTCCCACCAGCGCCTCAGATACTCTGCAACTACGCGCTCTGTGCGAAAGCCGCGATGTTTTCTACTTTGAGACATTAACTGCGTGACACTTCTTGCATGACCATGTGAGCACAGTACCCTGTACCCAGAATGCTAATTGCTCTTTAGGAACTGGCTCATTACATAGATGACAGATAATCCTAACCTGTAGTGCAGCTAGTAATTCCTGATGCTTGGCCTTCTCTGCTAGTTCATCATCAGTAGGAAAGTTCTCCCATTCGCCATCTTGGTTCATAAACTGTAGGCCGCTCATGCTTTGACCTCCTGTGGTTTCCAAGTACCGTCAGCTGCGATGTTGTACCAAATCACATCTCGACACACATAGCAGTCGAACTTGCCCCATGGCTTATTGTTCTTTTGGCTTACGCCTGTTTTCCATGTCATAGGCTTATGGTCATGGCAGTTCCGACATAGTGGAATGTCTTTATCTATCTTAACTGCACCTAAAACATCTTGAACTAAAGCTATGGCATCCGCGCTCGATGGCGCTTCTCCAACTGCCTTAGTAGTCCAAGGATCATCCTCGACCGGCATTGTGATCTTATCCGCTAGCTTCTCTGCGAAAGGCTTTGGTTCAGATGCTTTGACTTTAGACATCTCCTCGCGGCTAGGGCGTTTGCCTTTCGAAGCATAACCTGCGTTAGCCAAAGCCCTGCCGATCGCACTCGTTTCGCAATTCTCAAGCGCCGAAGTAGAATTAACTCCTCGCGTTGAGACGGTTTCCTCTGCAAAGCCAGTTGTCCAAGCCTGTGCATCCACTTCAGTTCTATAAATAGCAGCTTTAATAATAAATCGCTGAAGCGTTGACTCAACCAAAGTAGTGTCAATTCGACCATCGGGATGTTCCTTCCAGAACTTAACTAGGCGTTCTTCTACTGTCTCATAATCTTCAAGATTAAACATAATTTTCATTCTCCTCTGTGTGGAGCATTCCACTTATTGCAAAATATGCCGCTCCGTCGATGTAATTGTCTGCCTTTGCAGTTTCCATGCTTCTCGCTATTTTGACGAGTGCCATACACATCGCGACTTGGTAATCAGTAACCGGCATTTCGAGATAACTCGACCAGAGGGCAGCAGTTCTTGCCATGTTGTCAGTTGGGTGACCGTAATCCATTCCTCGGTCTTGGATAGTTGCTCTTGCTTCATTAAGAA